CACGCGGGGCGGCGGTTCGTGCAGCGGCTGGACGGGGCCGGACTGGCCGAGGCGGCGGCCCTCTTTGAGGGGCACCGGGCGGCTTTGGGCGAGGGGGACGCCACCGAAAAGCAGGCCATGGCGGCGGCCCTGCTGCTGACCGCCGACGAGCTGGCGACCCGCTGGCTCTTTGCCGACGGGCGGGCCCTGGAGCGGCGGGAGGTGGCGGAACACCTGCGCAGCCGCGCCAGCGTGGACCAGAACGGCCGCTGCTACGACTACCTCTGCGAGTACGCGGTGCAAAACCGCCACCGCTTCTGCGGCGAGAGCGAACAGACCGAGGTCTGGGGCGCCCTGGAGTCGGGGCGGGTCTACGTGGTGCGCAGCGCCTTCGACCGCATCTGCCGGGAGGCGGGCTACGACCCCCGCGCCTTTTTGAGCTGGGCCCGCCAGGCCGGGCGGATCGATGTGCGGCCGGGAAAGGGGTTCACCCTGACCCGGCGGATCAACCACGCCCCCTGCCACTGCGTGGCGCTGCGGCTGCCCGGTGAGGAGGACGACAGAGCGGAGGAGGCGGGTTAAAGGGCGAGCGGAGCGGGTGTCGGCCGGATTTTGGGCAGGGGAGAGAGGATGGACTTGCTGCCAAAAGAGGGGGAATATGGGGCATTGGGGGAGAGGGGCGGGCGTTGCTGTCAAAGGGGGCGGCGGGGCGGCCCCTGTGGCGGGGCGGCTGCGGCTGGGCCCTGGGGGAGAGGTGGAGCCGCCGAAGGGGGAGGGGCTGGGGGCAGGCTGCCGCCGGCCGGGCGAGAGAGGGTGTGCCACCGTGCGAGTTGTGCGAGGAAATAGAGGGGGTCCTCTTGCTGGGAGGAAAATTTGCGCAGGGGGCGGGGTCGGTTTTGGGAAGGCTGGGGGGAAAAGAGATACTCCCTATGGGGGAGAAAAAGAGGTGGCACAGTTGCACAGGGGGTCAAAAAGGGGATGGGAAAGCCAAAAACGGGGTGCGAGGAGAGGTGGCACGGGGTGGCACCTTTGGCACCCGGGGGGAGGGTGTGCCACCGTGCGAGTTGTGCGAGGAAATGGAGGGGGTCTTCTTGGTGGGAGGAAAATTTGCGCAGGGGGCGGGACTGACTTTGGGAAGGCTGGGGGAAAAGAGATACTCCCTATAGAGAAGAAAAAGAGGTGGCACAGTTGCACAGGGGGTCAAAAAGGGGATAGGAAAGCCAAAAACAGGGTGCGAGGAGAGGTGGCACAGGGTGGCACCTTTGGCACCCGGAAGGGGGAGGCGTGAGAGGATGAGAGGAGAGAAGATGGAGAGACAGCGGAGCGGCAGGGCCGAGAGGGGACGGCTGTGGGGGTGAGTTACGGGTTATACCTGGCCACCACCGCCGACGAGTGGGAGCTGCCCCTCTGCGTGGGGACGGCGCGGGAGGTGGCCGACTACCTGGGGGTGAGCCGGGCGACCCTCTACCAGGAGATCTGCCGGCCCCGGGAGGGGCTGAAGCGGGGGTACCGGGTATACAAGATCGAGGAGGACGAGGAATGACCGAGGAGAATCGGGCCAAGGTGCGGTGGCTCTCCCGCTACCAGCGGCTGGGACAGCGGGTAGACGAGCGGTTTGAGGAGCTGGCCGCCTGGCGCAGCCGGGCCACCCGGATGGGGCCCCGCCTCACCGACGGGCCGCGCGCCCTGCGGGAGGGCAGCCGCATCGAGGAGGCGGTGGAGAGGATCATCGACATCGAGGGGGAGATCGCCCGGGAAATCGACGAGATGGCGGCGGCCCGGGGGGAGATCCGGGCCGCGGTGGCGGGGGTGGAGGACGACACCCTGGCCCTGCTGCTGGAAAAGCGCTATCTGGCGGCCAAGACTTGGGAGGAGATCGCCGGGGAGATGGGGTACAGCACCATGCAGGTGTGGCGGCTGCACCAGAAGGGGCTGGGATCGCTGCCGCGGGGGGCGGAGAGGGGCTTTGACTGACCCGGCGGCAGGCGGGGAAAGAGGGCGGGCCCGCCTTGGGGAGCGCTGTGCGGATACATCTGGGCGCTGTTGAATGGGCGCCGCTGCGGGGAAGCGGCTGGAAGCGGGGCGTTTTGCGCCCTCTGCGGGGCTTCTTTGCTCCTCTTTCTCACCGGATGACGGTGCGGGGCGACTTCCCCCTTCTCGTGCGGCTGGCGGGTCTTTGGCGGGGCGCGGGGACGGTAGACCGGGCGCGCGGATCTTGAAGTCCGGGAAAAGGGGCGGCAAAGGAGGGGCGCATTCCGGGGAGGGGCGGTCTTTCGGGAGCGTTTGCGGGAATGAGACGGCTGTTGGGTGCGGGCAGAGGGAGGCAGATGTGGGGCTCCTGCCGGCCGATGTTGCCGGTTTTGGAGGATGGATGCGGGCCGGACAGAAAGGGAAGCGCTGAGAGCGGGGGGACGGTGTGGTTTGTCAGTCCGGGGAAAGGGGCGGCAAAGGGGGCTCATTCCGGGATGCGGGCGGTCTTTTGGGGGTGCTGATTCGGCGGTGCGGCCCCTTTTTCAGGACGTGATGGAATGTTATCCTCTCCCCGTGCTACACTGTAAATGGCAAAGAATATTTTTCGGGCGGGTCCCTGCCGGGTGGCGGGGGCCCGCCTTTTATGAAAGGCAGGCGATGCGATGTGGACGGGCGGAAAAACCTCATCCCCCTGTCCGCCCGCGACCCCGAGGAGCGCCGGGAAATCGCCCGCAAGGGGGGGCTGGCCTCGGGCGCGGCCCGGCGGCGAAAGCGCACCTTCGGACAGGTGTTCGCCGCCCTGCTGCCCCGGGCGGTGGCGCTGGACGGACTGGACGAGATCGCCCGGCTGGCCGAGGGGCTGGGCCCGGTCACCGCGCAGGAGGCCATCGCCCTGGCCCTCATCTGCAAGGCCATGAAGGGGGACACCCCGGCCTTCAATGCCATCCGCGACACCCTGGGTGAGAAGCCCGGGCAGAAGGTGGAGGGGGCTCTGGAGGGCCGCATCACCCTGGCCCTGGCGGGGGAGCTGGACGAGTTTGCTCAGTAGGCGCATCGGCTCTCGCCGGACTTTCGTGAGGGGGCGTTTTTCCGACTGCGGCTGGCTTGCGGTTTGACAGGCGGGGTCAAGTACATCGGTTCCGGTCGACCTTCTGTTGGCGGGTGTTTTCCCTGCCCGAGGCTGATTTGCAATTTGGCAGGTGGGGCTGCTGGGAAGTGCTCTCTCAATCCCAATAGGGGAAAAGCGGGAAGCGGGCAGGTGACAGGGGGTTCTTAGACTGCCAAGACATGAGGCGGGAGAGGCGGGTATTGCCCAGCGGGTACATTGGTCCCGCTCAACCTCTGCGAGTGGGTGTTCTTCCCCGCCTGCGACTGGCTTGTGGTTTGACAGGCGGGGCTGCTGCGACGCGCTCTCTCAATCTCAATAGGGGAAACGTGGGAGAAGGGCAAATGGCAGGGGGCCTTGGCTGCCGAGACATGAGGCGGGAAGGGCGGGTATTGCCCAGCAGGCGCATCGGTCCCGCCCGGCCCCTACGGGTGGGCGTTCTTCCCCGCCTGCGGCTGATTTGCAATTTGGCAGGCGGGGCTGTGGGGAAGCGCTCTTTCGATTCCAGTAGGGGAAAAGCGGGAAGCGGGCAGATGGCAGGAGATTTTTAGACTGCCGAGACATGAGACGGGAGGGGCGGGTATTGCCCAGCGGGCACATCAGTCCCGCCCGGCCTCTGCTGGTGGGCGTTTTTCCCGACGACGGTCAATTTGTGATTTGGCGGGCGGGGGGCGTTGCGGCGCGCGCTCCCGACCCCGACGGGGAAAAGCGGGAGAGGGGTCGGTTTGGCGGGCGGGGGCTACGGGGAAGCACCCTTTCCATCTCCAACGGGGGAACGCGGGAGAATGGCAGAGGACAGGGGGGCTGCAAACGGCTCCAAGACAGAGGGGGAGGGAACGGGATTGCCTGATCGGCTCATCGCACCGCCCAACCCCCGCCAGCGGGAGTTCTTCCTCGCCCGCAGCCGCTTTGTGGCCTACGGCGGCGCTCGGGGCGGGGGAAAGAGCTGGGCGGTGCGCAAAAAGGCGACTTTAATGGGGGTGCGCTACCCCGGCATCCGGATGCTGCTGCTGCGGCGGACCTTTCCGGAGCTCAAAGAGAACCACATCCTCCCCTTGCAGGGGGAGCTGAAGGGCCTTGCCGCCTACAAAGAGGGGGACAAGGCCTTTTCCTTTGCCAACGGCAGCCGGTTGAAGTTCGGCTACTGCGACAGCGAGCGGGACGTGCTGCAGTACCAGGGGCAGGAGTACGACGTGATCTTTTTGGACGAGGCCACCCAGTTCACCGAGTACCAGTTTCACACCCTCACCGCCTGCATCCGCGGGGCCAACCCCTTCCCCAAGCGGATGTACCTGACCTGCAACCCGGGCGGGGTGGGCCACGGCTGGGTGAAGCGGCTGTTCATCGACCGGGACTACCGGGGGGCCGAGCGGGGGGAGGACTACGCCTTCATCCCCGCCCGGGTGTACGACAACCGGGCCCTGATGGACAGCGACCCGGGCTACCTGGCCATGCTGGAAAGCCTGCCGGACGACCTGCGCCGGGCCTGGCTGGAGGGGGACTGGAACGTCTTCGCCGGGCAGTACTTCACCGAGTGGCGGGAGGACATCCACGTCTGCGATCCCTTCCCCATCCCGGGGCACTGGCGGCGCTACTTCGCCATGGACTACGGGCTGGACATGCTGGCGGGCTACTTCATCGCCCTGGACGAGGGGGGCCGGGCCTGGGTCTACCGGGAGCTCTACCGGCCGGGGCTGATTGTCAGCGAGGCGGCGCGGGCCATTTTAGAGGCCGCCGGGGGGGAGCCCATCGAGGGCTGGCTGGCCCCGCCGGACATGTGGAACCGCCGCCAGGACACCGGCAAGAGCGTGGCGGAGATCTTCGGGGAGGGGGGCATCCCCCTGACCCGGGCGCAGAACAGCCGGGTGAGCGGGTGGATGGACCTCAGGGAGTGGCTGCGCCCCCGGGGGGAGCCGGGGGCCCGCTGGGCGGCGCTGACGGTCTTTCGCTGCTGCCCCAACCTGATCCGCTGCCTGCCCCAGTTGCAGTTTGACGGGCGGCGGCCCAGTGACGCGGCCGGGCAGCCCCACGAGATCACCCACGCGCCGGACGCCCTGCGCTACTTTGCGGCGGGGCGGCCGGCGCCCGCTCTGCCCCCGCGGGAGGGGGAGGGAGACCCCCCCGGCGGGGAGCTGGGCGACTTTTTACACTACGGAGGTTGAGGAGATGACGGAAGGATTGATGGCGGCGGCCCTGCTGCTGCTCTGCCTGTGCGCCCTGCTGCTCTGCGCGGCGGCCGCGGCGGGGGTGACCCTGCTCTGGCTGCGCCAGCGGCGGGGAGGGGACGAAGGAAGGGGAGAGGGGCGGCCCGGGCCGGACCGGGAGGAACTGGACCGGCAGTGGCAGAACCTCTGGGACTACGACGGCGCCCCCCAGGGCGCGCAGAGGGGGGATGAGGAGTGATCGCCACCGAGCCGGCGGAGCTCTTTCGGGAGTACCGCAAGGGGATCGAGCACAAGGAGCGCATCGGCCTGTACGAGACGGTGCGGCAAAATGAGAACTTCTACCTGGGCAAGCAGTGGGAGGGGGTGAACGCCCCCGATCTGGACAAGCCGGTCTTCAACGTGCTGGGGCGGGTGCTCTCCTACTTTTTGGCCACCATCGTCTCGGACGACGTGGCCGCCCAGGTGAGCCTGTTCGACGGCAAGCCGGACGAGGGGGAGCAGATCGCCCTGGAGGTGGTGAGCCAGCAGTTTGCCAAGATCATGGAGCAGGACGGCACCAAGGCCAAGAACCGGCTCATCGTCCGCAACGCGGCGGTGGACGGGGACGGTTTCCTCTACGCCTGGTTCGACCCGGAGGAGGCCACCGGCCAGGAGGCGCGGGGGAGGATCAAGACCGAGGTCATCGAGAACACCGACTGCTATTTCGGCAACACCCAGCGGGGGGACATCCAGTCCCAGCCCTGGGTGGCGGTGGTCTCCCGGCTGCTGCCCGACAGCGCCCGCCGCCTGGCCCCGGACGAGGAGACGGCGGCGGCCATCGTCCCCGACGGGGACGGGCGGCCGGGGCGGGAGGACGAGGACGAGGAGCGGGTGACGGTGCTGACCAAGTTCTGGAAGGTGCGCACCGGCGGGGAGACCCGGGTCTTTTGCACCCGCTGCACCGAGACGGCGGTGCTGAAGCCCCCCTTTGACACCGGCCTCACCCGCTACCCCCTGGCGGGGATGAGCTGGCAGCCGGTGAAGGACTGCTGCCACGGGCGGGCGGCCATTTCGGGGCTGATCCCCAACCAGATCTTCATCAACAAGCTGATGGCCATGTGCATGGAGCACGCCAAGCGGATGGCCTTCCCCAAAATCGTCTACTCCCGGGCGGCCTTCCCCAACGGGTGGGACAACCGGGTGGGGGTGGCGGTGGCGGCCAACGGCAACCTGGCCGACGCGGTGACGGCAAGGACGGCCACCGCGGAGATGCCGGCCCAGGTGATGACCCTCATCGACAAGGTGATCGGCTACACCAAGGACCTGATGGGCGCTTCCGACGCGGCCCTGGGCAACGTGCGGCCGGACAACACCTCGGCCATCATCGCGGTGCAGAAGGCCTCGTCGGTGCCGCTGGAATTGCAGCGGATGGCTTTTTACCAGTTTGTGGAGGACACCGTCCGCATCTTTTTGGACATGATGCGGGCCCACTACGGCACCCGCCGGGTGCTCTACCAGGACGGCGGCGGGGAGAAGCGGGAGCTGGACTTCGACTTCTCCCTGCTGGGGGAGATGTGCCTGCAGCTCAACGTGGACGTGGGGGCCTCGACCTACTGGTCGGAGCTGATGCAGGTGCAGACGGTGGACAACCTCTTTGCCCGGGGGATCATCACCGACCCGGTGACCTATTTGGAGAGCATCCCCGACGGCTATATCCGCAACAAGGCCGGGCTGATCGCCGCCCTCAAACAGGGGCGGGAGGGGCAGGCCGGGGAGCGGGGGGCCCCTTGAGGGGCGGTCCGGGGCCTGGGAGGCCCCGCTTGAGATGGCTGCGGGGGCGGCGGGCGGCGGGAAACCAACGCCGCCGGCCGCCCTTTTGCGCCCCGCCGAGAAACCAGCGGCGGGCAGAAGGAGGAGAGACGAGATGGAGAGACTGCTGAGACTGCCCTTGCAGTGGTTTGCCGAGGGGGGCGAGGAGCCCCCCGCCCCCGAGGAGGGGGAGCAGGCCCTGGGGGAGGCCGTCTGGGAGGCGGCCGAGGACGGGGGGACCCCTGTCGAAGAGGCGCCCGGGGAGGGGGAGGAAGACGAACTTATAGTTCGCCTCACCCACCTGGGACAGGCGCGGGAGGTGCCCCTTTCCGAGGCGGTGTCCCTGGCCCAGAAGGGGCTGGACTACGACCACATCCGCCAGGAGCGGGACGAGCTGCGCCGGGACCCGGCCTGGGAGGTGCTGGACGCCTTTGCCGCCCGCTCCGGCCTGAGCCGGGGGGAGTACGTGCGGGCCCTGAAAGAGCAGATGGCGGGGGCCGCCCCCTCGCCGGAGGAGGGGCGGCGGGCCGAGTACCGCCGCTTTTTCGAGGCCTACCCCGAGGTGGGGGTGGCGGACATCCCCGACGAGGTGTGGCGGCGGGCGGCGGCGGGGGAGCCCCTGGTGGAGGCCTACCGCCGCCACGAGAACGCCCAGCTCAAGGCCAAGCTGGCCGCGCTGGAGCAAAACGAGCGAAACCGGCAGGCGGCCGTCGGCAGTCTGGCGGGGGAGGCGGGGCAGGACGAGGCAGACCCCTTCCTCCAGGGATTTTTTGAATGAGAGAAGGAGAGAGGACTATGGCCATCAATCTGGCAAGCAAATTTTCGGACAAGATCGCGACCGCCTTCACCCACGGCAGCTACGTGAAGGCCCACACCAACGGCGACTACAAGTTCACCGGCGTCAAGACCCTGGAGGTGGTGACCCCCCAGACCGTGCCCATGGCCGCCTACAGGCGCACCGGCACCAACCGCTACGGCGAGCCCCAGGAGATGCAGGACACGGTGCAGACCTTCACCCTGGAGGTGGACGAGGGCTTCTCCCTCACCGTGGACAAGGGGAACAACTCCGAGCAGATGGGGGTGAAAAACGCCGGGCGGATGCTGCGGCTGCAGCTGGACGAGCAGGCCATCCCCAACATGGACAAGCGGGTCTTTGCCCAGGTGGCCCAGCAGGCCGGCAGGGTGGCGGGCATCGCCAAGCCCACCAAGGCCACGGTGGTGGACATGGTGGCCGCCGCCGGGGAGTTTTTGGACGAGAACATCGCCCCGGACGAGGGGCGCTTCCTCTTTGTGACCCCAGAAGTCTACCGGCTGATCAAGGGCTCGGACGAGTTCATCGCCATCGGCGAGCTGGGCAAGAAGTCGGTGGCCAAGGGCGAGGTGGGGGAGCTGGACGGCAACGCGGTCATCAAGGTGCCCTCCCGCTACTTCCCCGAGGGGGTCTACTTTGAGCTGTGGCACCGCTCGGCCGTGCTGGAGCCGGCCAAACTCCACGACACCCACCTGCACCTGGACCCTCCGGGCATCTCCGGCCACCTGCTGGAGGGGCGCAACATCTACGACGCCTTTGTGCTGGGCGCCCGCTCCGGGGCCTGCTACGCGGCGGTGGACAGCGCCGCCAAGCTGGGGGCGGTGAGCATCGCCAAGTCTTCCGGCGCCATCACCTGCGAGGGGGCGGGCAAGATCCTCTACACCACCGACGGCACCGACCCCCGCTACTCCAAGACCGCCCAGGTCTACGCCGCCGCCCTAGGGGCCATTGCCGCCGGCACCACCGTCAAGGCGGTGGCCTATGCCGAGGGCAAATTCCCCAGCGACTTGGCCGAGCTGGTGGCCTAAGATGACCGCCGACGACCTCTACGGCGCCGCCCTGGCGCTGATGGCCGAGAGCCGCGACCGGGCCAAGGGCTACCGGGACAAGCTGGTGCCCCTGGTCAACCTGCTGCTGGCCGGGGCCTACCCGGCGGAACAGGCCCTGCGGCGGGCCAGGGGACACCCGCCCCTGGCCGCCTTGCCTCGAATTACGACCGAGGGGGAGGAGCTGCCCTACCGGGAGGAGCTGCTGGCGGGGGCCCTGCCCTACGGGCTGGCGGGGATGCTGGTGATGGACGACGACCCGGGCAAGGCCAACTACTTTAACGCCGTGTACGACGCGGCCCTGGCGGCCCTCTCCCCGGCGGACTTCGTGCCGGTGGCCGACTGCTACGGGGGGGACGGGCGATGAGCCGTTATCAACTGCCCGCCGGCCGCCCCCTCGCGCCGGTGGTGATCCAGCAGTTTCGGGGGGTGGACTTTTCCTCCGACAGCACCCAGGTGGATGTCAGCCGCTCCCCCGACGCGCTGAACATGATCGCCGACCAGGCCTTCTTCCCGGTCAAGCGCACCGGCTACAAGCGGGTGGCCCAGGGCAGCGGCCGGGTCTGGGGGCTGCACAGGCTGGCCGGGGGCGGCGGGGAACAGCTGCTGGCCCACATCGGCACCGCCCTCTACCGGGTGGGGGCGGACGGGGGGCTGACCCAGCTCTGCACCGGGATGGCGGCGGGGCGCTCCCGCAGCTTTGTGATGGGGGACTGCCTCTACCTGCTGGACGGGGTGACCTACCGCCGCTACGACGGCGCGGCCGTCCGCCCGGTGGCCGAGGTGGCCTACCTGCCGACGGTGCGCATCGGCGCGCCCCCGGCGGGGGGCGGCAAGACCTTTGAGGCGGTGAACCTGCTGACCCCGGGCCGGAAGGAGAGCTTTCAGGCCGACGGGTCGGCCACCGCCTTTCAACTGAGCACCGGCGGGCTGGACGGGGCGGCGGTGACGGCGGTGGTGGCGGGGGCCGCCAAGGCCGAGGGGACCGACTTCACGGTGGACCGGGCCGCGGGGCGGGTGACCTTTAAAACAGCGCCCCCCAAGGCGGTGCAGAACGTGGACAACGTGGTCATCACCTACCGCAAGACGGTGGCCGGCCACCGGCAGAAGATCGACGGCTGCCGGCTCTTCGGCATCTACGGCGGGAAAAACGACACCCGGGTGTTCCTGGCCGGGAACGCGGCGGAGAAGAACGTGGACTGGCAGTCGGGGCTGTACGACCCCACCTACTTCCCCGACACCGGCTACACCAAGGTGGGCGGGGACGCCAGCGCCATCATGGGCTACGCCAGGCAGTACGAGACCCAGATCATCCTCAAGGAGGACAACGACCAGGACGCCACCCAGTTTTTGCGCACCTTTGAGCTGGACGGGGAGGGGAGCCCCCTCTTCCCCCTGCAACAGGGGGCGGCGGGGGCCGGGGCGGTGAGCAGCGACAGCTTTCAGGTGCTGGAGGACGCGCCCCTCTTCCTCTCCCCCGACGGGGTATACGGGGTGGCGGGGACGGCCGTGACCCAGCAGCGGATGCTGCGGCACTGCTCCCGCCGCATCGACAACCGGCTGCTGGGGGAGCCGGGGCTGGCAGAGGCCGCGGCCTGCGTCTTTCAGGGGCGGTACTACCTGGCGGTGAACGGCCACTGCTACCTGGCGGACAGCCGCCAGGTCTACCGGGACGGGGGGAGCGCCCAGTACGAGTGGTACTACTGGGACAACATCCCCGCCGTCTGCTGGTGCGCGCTGGGGGAGAGCCTCTACTTCGGCACGGCGGACGGGCGGGTCTGCCGCTTCTGCCGGCCGGAGGAGGAGGGGGCCTACCGGGACGACGGGGCCCCCATCGAGGCCTACTGGGTGACCCCCTACCTGCACTTCGGCACCTGGACGCGCTACAAGACGGTGCGGGATGTCCACGTGGCCCCGCTGCCCTACCAGCGCAGCGGGATCGAGGTGTATTACAGCTCGGACGAGGAGGGGGAGCGGCTGGTCGCCCAGGAGAACATCGACCTGTTCGACTGGGAGCGGATGGACTTCGGGCGGTTCTCCTTTCGCACCATCCAGGTGCCCAGCGTGCTGGCCACCGGGGTGAAGGAGCGGAAGATCCAGCTCTTTCAGTTGAAACTGCGCAACGCCCAGTTGGACGAGCCCTTCGGGTTCGTGTCCATCTCCATCACCTACGGGGTGGGGGGGAAGGTCAAGTAGAGGAGAGGAGGGCATTCGTGCTCAAAGACAGAAAGATAACGGGGTTTGCAAAGCCGGTGAGCGCGCTGGCGGACACCCCCAAGATGAGCGCCCAGAAGCTCAAGGAGTGGTTTGACTCCAACTCCACCGTGGAGCTGAAGACCGCCCTCAACGGGGTGGTGGACGATCTGGTGGGGCCGGGGGGCGCGGAGAACATCGGCACCGAGTACGGGGCGCTGGCGGACGTGCTGACCTACCTGCGGGAGAAGACCGGCAGCGACAAGGAGTACGGGGAGTTCCTCTCCTTTTTGGCCCGGCACACCGCCATGGCGGCCGAGGCCTACGAGGGGTACGCCGCCGAGGTGGCGGGGCGCTCGGAGGAGGCCCAGTTGGAGCTGGTGAACTTTTTGGCCTGGCTCGAGGCGAGCAAGGCCCGCTCCGCCGCCGAGATGCGCGCCTGGCTGGAGGGGGTGCAGGGGATCCTCTCGGGCGACGCGGCGGGGAAGCTGCTGGTGCTGATCCAGGCGCTGGAGGGGCGGCAGCCCACCGAGAAGATCGCCAGCCTGACAGGGGTGGCGGAGGCCGACGGCAGGGTTGCCGAGTGCGCCCTCTACCAAACGGAGGGGGCCTGCGGGGTGGGGGGCATCGGCGACGGGCCCTGCGGCGGCGGGCCCCTGGTGAGCCAGCCGGTGGAGACCGAGCAGGGGTTTGACGGGACGCTGCAGGTCTCGACCCTGCCCCGGTGGGGCGGGATGAAGGAGGTTCACCGGCTGGGCGGGGGGCAGTACGCCTTCTGCCCGGAGACCGGCGGCGAGAGTTTGTTTTTGACGGTGAGATGAGGAGGAGAAGATGCACAGATTTGTAAAGGGGGAGCCCAACTGGGTGGAGCCTTTGAACCAGAATTTCGAGGAGGCGGCGGCCCACGCCGCGGGGCGGGACAACCCCCACGGGGTGACGGCCGAGCAGCTGGGGGCCCCGACCAAGGCGTACGTGGATGCGCAATTGTCGAATAAGGCGGACGTAGAAGGGCCTGTTTGGCATGATTTACCGCTGCTAAATGGGGCAACTTCTAAATTTCCTGTTCAGTATTGCCGCATTCATAACCTGGTCGTACTCCAAGGGTGGGTATCCTCTCCTGGAGCGATGGGAAATACTGTTTTTTGCTTACCAGAAGGCTTCCGTCCCCCAAACGATGTTAATTTCTTACTGCCGGTATCATCTCCAAGCCTACAAATTGTAAACTACGCAAGGCTGATAATATACCCCAATGGCAACGGTTGTTACAACCGAACATCAAATGAGGTCGCATATCTAGATGCAGGTGCGGCCCTTTGCTGTTCTTTCGTGACAGATTTATGACAGACCAACCCGACTAATTCAATCCGCAAAAACCCATGTGTAAAGACGCCACATTATATTGAGAATCATAGGGCGCATATAAGACAATTTCACCGTTTGGAAAGATGTTTCCTGCCACAGAAATGCCGGCACCAGTTTCGGTGCCAACTGTCCACATGAGGCCGGCAATGTGTGTTTCCATTGGTGGACGAAATCCCACCGGCAGAACTCCAAGCACAGTCCGGCCGTGAAAGTTGCCGGTGTCGTTTTTTACCACCGCCCAAAAATGGACATACCCCAATGTGTCTTTGGTGTACCCCGTTGTGTAGGTGGAATAAGCGGAAAAGCCGTCTGCTAGAAATCCTTCTGAAATGATATTTGGCCTTTCCACCTCCGCCTTATTCGACGAATGCGTACCTGCTATCTGTAAAACGGGGGCATTCGCAAAAAAATGTTGGTTTTAAGCCGTTTGGAAGCACTTTGTTTTTCCTTTGGGGAATCAGTAACAAGCACCCAATTGGCTTAACATGCGGTGTGGTTGGCGACTTAAAAGCCTTGATTGATTCAACTTAGTCGAATAAGGCGGAGGTAGGAGGTTGTCCCTCTCTTGCTCGTAGCCGCTTTTTCAGAATGAAAGAGGCTCTAAAACAGGTACTATTTGGAATTATCGACCTGTTTGCTCAGACATTCGGCAGAAGCGACAGATTTGTGTTCCCTCCAAATCAGGGCAACACAAATTTGTCCTCGGCTTTACAGTAAGAGGGGGAGAGAAATGCATATTTTTAAAAAGGGAGAGCCCAACTGGGTGGGGCCCCTCAATCAAAATTTTGAAGACGTGTCCAATCACGTCGCCTCTGTGGACAATCCGCATCGGGTGACGGCCAAACAGGTAGGTGCTTGGCCGCTTTTGTATACCGACATCATTGCCCCGACAACACAAACGCCAGGATATGCAAACGCCGATGAATGGACGACACCCGGTTCTGCGATTGCCATCCCCACCTATACCGCTGCCCAATCCGTCGACAATCTCCCCGTACCGGCGCCGGGGACAATGGTTGTTCTTTGTGAACGCTTTCAAGAAGAAAAGTCAGACCTGCGCCAAGTCTACATCTGTGATGACGGAGGCGTATACAGTCGCCCAAAGTACTACTATGACCAAAATACATGGAAAAGATGGCGTTCCAATCTTCCTACTAGCGGCACCAACGCCAATGGATCCTGGGTACAGTGGCCCGATGGGACAATGATCACCTATGGAAAGCTCACCAGTCAGACCGTCCCGCCCAACAGTACTGTCGGCATACAAGAAACGTCGATCCCCCTTCCGGTGATGTTTATCGGGGACACCCCAAATATATCTTTGACCCCACTGCTGGACACTGGGATGGGCGCTGTTTCCGTAAAGCTTGGCGGTGTGACAAGGAGTGCTTTTTGGGGCAGTGTTACAAATTTTATCTCGATAGAGCGAACCGTTGAGATACACTGGCAGGCAATTGGAAGGTGGAAGTAGAATACGGGCTATAATAAAAATTTTTCATAGAACAACTGACCTATGGTTACCCAGATGATTCATCAAATCGAAAATGAGCAGGTCACTGAGGCGCCCCCCGTTTCAAAAAATGTCTTGTGTCCCACTCTGCTAAACAGCACATCCCCGTTTGCGCCTATCCCCAGTCTGGCGGTATAGTGTGTCATCGAATCACAGGATTGAGAAGCGGCAAACTCCAAATTTCTATCTGGACGAAACCCAATGGGCAAAACAAAAATAGGGCTTTCGACCGACGCTTTTGCCCAGCCTTCAATGTAGACACAATTCAATTCTTTCCGGTATCGGACGACGCTGTAATCCGCAGAAGTCGCCCCGTTTAAGAGCGTTGGATATATCCATTCAGATGGACCTACCTCCGCCTTATTCGACTAGTGCGGCGCAGGCGCTCCTTTTTGCTATACTGAAAAGCAAAAAGGAGTTTTTACTGTGGACGCAAAATCAGAACTCACCGGTGCGCTTTTGGCTGCCTTCCCCGGGCTGGAAGGATCCCGCTTGGCAGAGGTGCTCGCCCCCTATCAAGTGGGCAGGGAGGATGCGGGCGGGCGGAGCAACCTGCGCCGCCGCATCCGTCAATTCCTCACCGCCAAGCGCATCGACGGCCTGTCGGAGAAGACCCTCAAAAACTATTCCTACGACCTGGCCATCTTTGAGGGGCAGGTGAAAAAGCACATCGCCAAAATCAGCACCGACGACATCCGCGAATACATCGCCTATCTCTACGACGAGCGGGGGAACGCCGATTCCAGTGTGCAGACCAAGATCAACACCCTGCGCTCCTTTTTTAGCTGGAGCCGGGACGAGGGCATCGTCAAACGCAACCCCATGAGCAAAATCAAGTCGATGAAGCTGGACAAAAAGCACGCCCGCAAGCCCCTCACCAGCGAGGAGGTGGAGCGGATGCGCGACGCCTGCCGCACCTACCGCGAGAAGGCGATGCTGGAGTTCTTCGTCTCCTCTGGCGTCCGGCTCGACGAAGCCGCCACCATCGAGGTGGACAGCCTCAACTTACAGGACCGCAGCGTCACCGTCCACGGCAAGGGGGACAAGAGCCGCACCGTCTACTTCTCGGTGCGCGCCCGGCTGATGATCGAGCTGTACCTGAAGGACCGGCGGGGGGGCAGCGCCCTCTTTGCCAGTGGCAGGCGGCCCTACGGCGCCATCAAACACCGGGCCATCGAGCGGATCATCCAGGGCATCGGCGAGCGGGCGGGGCTCAACCACCGGGTCCACCCCCATCTGCTGCGCCACACCTTTGCCACCGCGGCCTACGACAAGGGGATGGACCTGTCCATCCTCCAGCGGCTTCTGGGCCACGAGGAGCTGGACACCACGCAGATCTACGCCGAAATCAGCGTGGAGCATATACGGCGGCAGTACGACAAGTTCGTGGCCGCCTGACCGAGGGGGCGCCGAAGGGCGTCCCCTCCTCCTCTTTCGGGGGAGGAGGGGGCCGGCGTCTGGACTGAGAAGAGGAGGAAGAGGAGAATGTACACCTTTGTGAAGGGCGCACCCAACTGGGTGGAGCCCCTGAACGAAAATTTTGCGGAGGTGGCGGCCCTGGCCGGAGCAGCTGTCCCCGCGAGCGAGAAGGGGGCGGCCGGCGGGGTCGCGACCCTGGACAGCGATGGGAAGCTGGCACAGATGCCGACGGCGGAGGATGTGGGAGCGGCGGCCCTGGTCGCCACGACCGCCCTCGAGGTGGGGACGGACCTCGACGCCCTGACCACGCCCGGCACCTACCTGATTCCCAACAACAATGTGGCCGCCACCCTCCTCCACGCACCGGCGGCGAAGGCGGGGAAGGTGATCGTGTCGGATGTCACCAGCACCGGGACCTATATCAAACAGACCGTCCAGGTCTACAACGAGGCCGATGTGTACACCCGCATCAAACAGACGAGTGGCGATTGGCCCGATTGGACATACCACGGTGTTTTGAGCGGCAGCAACGCCAATGGCAGCTGGATGAAACACCCGGACGGAACGATGGAGTGCTGGGGAAGGTCCAACTGGAATGCCCCGGCTTCCGGAGGGGTGACCGTTTCTCTGCCGCAGTTGTTTGCACCGGGGGAAAAGCCGGTCGTCACCATTCAACTGCCGTGGACGTACACCTCGGCAACAGCATATGTGGGCGCGGTAACCAATGCGGTTTTTGGTTACGGGGTGTTTTCTGGCGGCGCTGTTGCCGGAGCACTGACAGTGAGTTGGAGAGCCATCGGCCGCTGGAAATAGGCGGAGGCGTCGGCGGTCAAGTCAAAGGACTGTTGGCGGCCGTCCCCTCTTCCTCTTTCGGAGGAGGGAGACGGCGCCTGGGTGGAGAAGAGGAGGAAGAGGAGAATGTACACCTTTGTGAAGGGCGCGCCCAACTGGGTGGAGCCCCTGAATGAGAACTTTGCGGAGGTGGCGGCCCTGGCCGAGGCGGCTGTCCCCGCGAGCGAGAAGGGGGCGGCCGGCGGGGTGGCGACCCTGGACAGCGACGGGAAGTTGGCGCAGATGCCGACGGCGGAGGATGTGGGTGCAGCGGCGGCCACCCAATTCAGCACCGCCTCGCTGGTGGCCACGGCACAGTTTAAAGGCGCAAACATCCGGGTGGCCCGCGCGGGCAGAATGGTGACCGTCACCGCCGACTACATCACCGGTTACGCCAAGCCAAGCGAGGGAGGGTATCCCGTCATGTGCACCCTGCCGCAGGAGTACCGCCCGAGTTCGTATGTGGATGTGCTCCTACCCGTGTCCGGCGGCGGGTACGCCAACGTGCTGGTCGAAGCCGACGGCAACGTCTGTGTGGGCATCATCGGGGATGCGGCCTCCGTGACCTTGCGGATCGCATTTTCATTTGTGCAATAAGGGGGATATTCCGAATTTTGGGGACGGGTTTCCGGTGTGCAGACCCAGGGACGGAGAGGCGGCCCATTTGCATGGCGCCGATATTCGCGGCCGCCGCCCTGCCGGAGCCGTCTGAGGGGAAGGTCAGGGGCGTCTCACAGGGAAATCTGTGTTGCCGCACGGGGCGCCGCCAAAGCGGGCGGTCCCCGCAAATGGTTAGGGAGGGATCGAGAGTGGAAAGAAAGGGAATTGACGTCTCCAAACACCAGGGGGACATCGACTGGGGCAAAGTGGCGGCCTCCGGGGTGGCGTTTGCCCTGCTTCGAGCGGGATACGGCTCGGACCGGGAGGGCCAGGACGACGAGCGCTTTTTGCAAAACGTGGCCGGGTGCGAGGCGGCGGGTCTCCCCTGGGGGGCCTACCTCTACAGCTACGCCATGAGCGTCGAGGAGGCCGAGAGCGAGGCCGCCCATCTGCTGCGGCTGCTGGAGGGGAGGAAGCCCAGCTACCCCATCGCCATCGACATGGAGGACGCCGACGGCTACAAGGCCAAGCGGGGCGGCATCGGCCGTCAGTTGGCCACCGACATTGTAAAGACCGTCTGTGCCCGGCTGGAGGGGGCGGGCTACTACGCCATGTGGTACGCCAACCGGGACTGGCACCAGAACCGGCTGTACGCCGACCAGTTGGCAAAGTACGACTTCTGGCTGGCCCACTGGGGGGTGGAGGAGCCCAGCCTGCCCTGTGGAATCTGGCAGCACACCAGCGACGGGGCGGTGCCGGGCATCTCCGGCCGGGTGGACTGTGACATCGCCTACAAGGACTATCCGGCCATCATCCAGGCCGCCGGGCTCAACGGCTGGGAAAAGGGCGGGGAGGACGAGCCCGCACCGGCCCCCGCGCCTGCTCCCTCTGAGCCGGAGGGGAACGTCTCCTACACTGTTCAAAAAGGCGACACCCTCTGGGGAATTGCCCAAACCTACGGCACCACGGTGGCTGCTCTGGCGGAGCGCAACGGAATCGCCGACCCCGACCGGATCTACCCCGGGCAGGTGATTCAAATCGGCGGGCAGGCACCTGCCGGCGGCAGGACCTACACCGTTCAAAGGGGGGACAGCCTCTGGGCCATCGCCGCCCGGGAATTGGGCAGCGGCGGCAGATACGGGGAAATCAAGGCCGCAAACGGCCTGTCCGGGGATACCATCTACCCCGGACAGGTGCTGGACATTCCGAGATAGGGGGAGCAGAAATGGAACAGATGACACACATCAAGGGGTGGGTGCTGGCGGCTGTGGGGACAGTGGGCGGCGCGGTCTCCGCCGCAATGGGGGGATGGTCGCAGATGCTCACAGCCCTGCTCATCGTCATGGGGGCCGACTACCTGACCGGGCTGGTGGTGACGGGGGTCTTTCACCGCTCGGGCAAGTCGGCAGACGGCTCGCTGGAGAGCCGGGCAGGGTTCAAGGGCCTCTGCCGCAAGGGGGCCATGCTGCTGGTGGTGCTGCTGGCGGCCCGGCTGGACCTGGTGATGGGCACCGGCTTCATCCGGGACGGGGCGGCCCTGGCCTTTCTGGCCAACGAGCTGCTCTCGGTGGTGGAGAACGTGGGCTTGATGGGGGTGCCGGTGCCCAAGGTGATCGCCGGCGCCATCTCGGTGCTCCAATCCCGGGCGGACGGGGCCGGAAAGTCGGAGTGAGAGGGTCCCTGCCGTCCGGCGGGGCCTTTTTTTGAGTGAAGGAGGGGACGCCATGTCCAGTTATATTGACCAGCTGCGCCAGTCGATGGAGGAGGAAAAGCGGCTGTACGAGTTGGCCCAGGCCCAGCAGACGGCTGTGCTGAACCAGCAAAAAGACCCCATCAAGGAGGCGGCCGCCAAGTTGCGGGGGGACACCTACACCAACGCCCGCCTCTCGGCCATCGGCAACAACGAGGTGCTGGCCCAGAAGGGGCTGGCCGGCGGGGTCTACCAGGAGCCCCGCTCGGGCTATTCCGAGACCTCCCGCATCCGCCAGGACACGGCGCTGCGGGGCGCGCTGAACGCGGCCGATTTGGACGAGGCGAAGAAGATGGCCGAGATCGAGGCCAAAATCAAGGACCTGGGCTACGACACCGGCAAGCAGATCGCCGCCTCTACCTCCAGGTGGAACGAGAAGATCGCCGCCGCCGTTCAGGAGGAGGAACTGCGCCGGCTGCAGCGGGAGCGGGAGGACCAGCTCCGCCGCCTGCAACAGGAGAGAGAGGACCAGCTCCGCCGGGAGCAGCAGGAGCGGGAGGACCGCATCCGCAAGGAGGAGCAGGCCTTTCAGCGGGAGCTGGCGAATGCGGCGGCCGCCAGCGCCCGCTCCAGCGCGCCCAGCTACGCCCAGACGAGCGGTGGCTCGACGAGCGGGAAACGGGGGTTGTCCGCGGCGGAGCAGAAGCACTACTCCCGCTCCCTGATCGACCGGGTGGACAGCTACGCCCAGTCCCTGGGGGTGGGACGGGCCGGCACCTACGGCCAGATCGAACAGATCCAGCGGCAGGCCTGGGCCCAGGCCCTGGCGGACCTGAAAAAGCAATTTGGCGGCAGCGACTTTGCCGCCATCGCCGGGCTGGCGGGGGCCCCCGGCGACCTGTACTGA